GACCCGATGCGGGCGTAGATGCGGTCGGCGGCAATCTCAAGGTCGGCGCGCAACAGGGTGATCGCCTGCGCCTTGGTAATAGTCAGGCCCTTGACCACGCTCGGGCCGGTGCTGCCGTAGCCAATCGTCCAGACGCCAGCCGGGCACAGGTATGCCTTCAGCTTGAGACCTTCCCAGCGGGTGACGATATCAATGGCGGCGTCGGGGATGGCAGTCACGGGGGAGTCCTATGGCGCGGGGTGTGTGGGGGCCAGACCGGCGATCCAGCCCTTGAGCCCCAAGATGATCAGCGCGCCGAACAGGACGATGGCGCCGATGAACCCCATCCCCTTGGTCTTGAGGTCGAGCAGGCCGCGCACGTCGTTCTTGAGGCGCATGACTTCGCCCAACAGGCCGGATCCGCCCTTTCCGTCGTCGGACGCATGGCCGATGGCCGAGATGAGAGCCGCATGTTGCTGGCGCATCTCTTCCATGCCGTCACGCACCTCTGCCCGGAAGGCTTCAAGGTCGGCATGATTGCGGTCGTAGGGATTGCGAGGATGCGTGGCCATCAGGTCACAACTGCCATGATGGTAAAGGAGGTGGGGTCGGCGTAGGAGCCACCGGAATTACGCACGTCGAAATAGCCAACCGTGCTGGTCCGCGTCGGCTTCTCCGTGCAGTTAACCGTGTTGGTCGCGCTGGTCCCGGCCATGACGATGAAGCCCCAGCGGTCGGCGCTGGTCGCGGCGCTGTCCAGGGTCACAGTAAAGCGCCCTGTGGCGGTTCGGGCGACGGTCAGGCCCACGTCGTACAGCGAGGTCAGGAACCCACCAGAGACGCTGAAAAAGCCAAAGGCGGACACGGCCTGCCCGGTGCTGACCCCGAGGGTCGCGCGCATGGTCGCCGCGTCTGCGTCGTCCAGCAGGGTCCGGGCGAAGCTGGTGAGGGTCGTGACCGCATAGGTGTCGGATGCGGTCGTGTAGATCATCCGGTCGGCCAGCGTGGTCAGCCCGGCAATGGAGAGCAGGCCCGCGTCGTAGGCTTGCACGTTGGTCCCGATGACCAGGCCCAAGGTCGAGCGAGCAGCGGTGGCGTCTGCGTCGTCCACGAGGGACCGGCCAAAGCTGGTGAAAGTGGCGAGGGCGGCGGTGCCGGACCCTGTGAAATAGGGAACCCGGTCGGCTGCGGAGGTTAGGCCCGCAATCGCCGCAAGTTCTGCGTCGTATGCCTGGACGTTGGTTCCGATGGCGAGCCCCATGTTGGACCGGGCCGTGGTGTAGTTGGCCAGCCCGGACAGGTTCTCGGACTTGAGCATGTCGCCCGATCCCGAGCCCGCCGGGCCGATCAGGGAGACGCCGCTTGGCCAAGCCCCCGCCGCCTTGGGGCCGTACAGGATCGAGGAGGTCGTGTTGATATAGAAGTCGCCGTTCGCGCCCGTACCCGAGGCGGGAGCGCCCGCACCTGACAAGATCGTCTGGCCGTTGGTCCCGGCTGCACCAGCCGCACCCGTAGCGCCCTGCGTGCCCTGAAAGTCCCCGGCGTCGTAAAGCAGCAGTTCGCCGGAATCGTCGAAGCCCAGGATTTTGTTTTCCCGGTCGCTCGACCCGGCCAGCGTCCCGTTGCCATCCCCGAACGGCATGAGCAGGGACCGCTCAAGGTCGCGCTTGACGTCCTGCGCCATGGCCGTCAGCCGGTCCAGCTCGGCGTCGATGTCCTTGATCGGGATGGTGGACGCCGGGGCAAAGTCGGTCGTGCGGACAGGGGGGACGTCCCGCCAGATCAGTACCGTTGCGTTCTCGACCGTCTCGCTCAGGGTGACGGACCCGCCGTCATACCCGCTGTCGATCAGAGTCCCGCTAAGGGTGAACTCGCTCTGGTCCAGCTCTGTGCCGTCAACAGAAACGCGAAGGTCGGCCTTCTGGAAAATCGAGAAGGTAAAGGCAAACGGCCCGTCGTCCGCCGTGGTTACGGCATACTCAACGTAGGTCGTTTCATCGGGGATGGATAGGTTTGCCATGCCCGCACAAAACGGGAGGGCGCACTACCCATCAACGCACGGGCGTCGTCCCTGTCCGCGCATCCTCGACCCTCTTGAGTTGGTCGGCCCGCAACTTCATCAGCCGGTCGCCATACTGCTCCATGACCAGTTCCTTGGCCGCCCGGCGGTAGTCCTCGATCACTGCCTTGATGTAGGTCGCCTTGCCACCCGTGGGTCCGTCCGTCGCCGCAAAGTAGGTTGCGGAATCCGGGTCATCCCCGGTCACGACCCGTTCCAGCTTCTCAAAGGCGGGCTCCCCGGCAAGCCTGACATACTCGCTGTAGATTTCCGGGTTGTTCTTGAGCGGGACGTTCACGCCCTCAATGGTGAAGCTGCGCTGCGGCATGGCCACGGACACGCCGTTGTCCAGGATTTCGTAGTCAATGGCTGACCCGCCCGCCGCCTTGGTCCTGATCGGCTGTATAGCGTCATAGACCTGACCAAGGCCAGACTGGTAGGTGCGCGGGCGCCCCCACAGATCACGAGACGGCGCCAGATCATCCGACAAAACGGGCAGGCTGTTCTTGTAGCTGTCCACCCAATTGCTGACCTCCCTCATGTAGGGGTCATCGCCCCGACGCAGGGTGCGCGCAAAACCGGAGAAGGGGACAGTCAGGCCAACAGCCCGGTTGCCAAGTTCGCGTTCCAGGACGGTCGTATTGCCGCCCGTGACTGCGCTCATGGTGTCGAACGTGGACTTCAGGATCGCCTTGTCGAACAGGGCCGCACCCATGGCGCCGACGACATGCGCCGTAACCTCGCTCAGTTCTTCCTGCTGCGACTCGTTCCAGTCTGAGTTGGCCACGATATCCATGAGGTCGGCGGCCAGGCTCATGTTCTGGCCAGCCGGATCCAGCCGGTCATAGGCATACCAGCGCCCGCCGACACGGACGCTGTAGGGTTGCCACATGACGTTGCCCGAGGCGTCGGCTCGCATCATGGCGTCCCGTTGCGCCTTGTTCTTGGGTCCACCGCCGGTCATGTCGCCGTTCATGGTGGCTTCCATGAACACCGCATAGGCCGCTGTGCCCAGAGCAAACTGGGTCAGGGCCACTTCCTTCTCGGCGCCACCCGCCGCCATGGCGTTGCGCCAGCGCGCCGACATGGGGGCCAATGGCGAGTTGCGGATGGCGTAGGACATGAGGTTGGCCGGGGTGCGAATGAACGGCATGAGCAGGGTTCCCAGCGGAACTCCCGGCACACTGTCCATCATGCGCCGCAACTTCTGCATACCCTGCTCAAACTGGCCGTCTGACCGGGTGAAGGTCAATTCCTTCATCTGCCGCTCGGCGGCGTCGAGCATGGGCTTGGTCGGCTCGGCCAGAAGTTGGGCTTGGCGCACCCAGATTGCGTCATTGTCCCAGCCCTGCGCCCTGCCCTCGCGCATCGCCTGTCGAAAGGCTTGCGCTCGCAACTCTCCACGCGCCGCCAGGGTCGCAAAGAAGTCGTCGCCCAGAGCGTTCACATTGCCGGGGGACTCGACGAACATTTGCAGGGCGTCCAGCGCCCGACCCAGCCCCGTCGCCTCGTCCACATTGAACGCAGCCGCAGACAGGGGGCGGGTCAGCTTGGGGTCCGCCGGGGCCATGGCCGTTCCCATGCGCCCGGAATCCTCGCGCCCGCCACGCAGGACGTCTTCTGGCATGGCGGTGTCCAGTCCGGGAGCCATGCCGCGCCACACGCCCTGGTCCTTGAACTTGCCCCACGACATTTCCCCGAACGCCTGCTTGGGGTTCAGCCGGAAGATATCCTTCATGGCGCCGACATAGCCGGACATGACAGCGAACGCCTCGCCCGCCTCATGCTGGGTTACGCCAGCCTCGGTGCGAACGGCCATGCGAACAGCCAGGTCCTGCATCAGGGCCACGCTGTTGCCCAGGATGTTGACGATGGGCGTGGCGGGACCGGACAGCAGTCCGTTTGTGTAGGCCAGTTTCAGTCCGGCGCCGAACTGATCCCAGCCGTTGGTCATGGCGAACGCTGCACCCTTGTTCGCAGCGGTGCGCAGGATGCGGTCGGCCAAGATTTGCGCTTCCTCAGCGCCGCCCGATTCCCGCAGCATAGTTTCGAGATCCAGCGCGCGGTAGGGGTTGCCTTCCGTGGTGATCTTGAACGCCTGAAGCGCCCGGCCAGCCTCGGCCCGCGCGCCCATGAACTCCATGTTGATGGCGTGGGTGACGGCGGTAGCGCGGCGCAGAGCGATCTGCTTGGCCGTGTTGCCCGGTTCGGCCTTGACCTCTTGGGCCAGGGCCAGCAGCTTTTCGTTTGCGGCGATCAGGGCTTGCTTGTAGGCCACGATGGTTTCGGCATTGAGCGCATCGCCGTTCTTGCGGACGGCCATGGACTCCAGCGCGTCTATCGCCTCGGCCTTTTTGGTCGTATCCGCCCACGACTGCACGTCCCGCCGCGCCTTGTCGATATTCTTGGCGTTGTTGTTGACCATCTTGAGGATGACCGCCTGAACGTCATCGGGCGTGTTGATGCGGTGCATGGGCAGGTCGAAGGTATTGGGGACCTGCTCTTGGCTGGTAAGGTCAGCCGCCAGAGCCTTGGCGTCCTGCGGAACGGCGCCTTGTGCCTTCTTGGCCTTGGCCGCCATGGACGGCTTGGGCGCAGGCTTCAGCGCCTTCTCAACGTCTGACTCAAGTTTCTTGGACGCCGCTTGCGCAACGTCGGGCGCGGCGGTCGGGTCGATGGTGTGGCCAGCCGCAGCCGCCTCAGTCCGCACGGTCTCCTTGACCTTGCGAACCTGCTTCAGCAGCTTGATTCCCTTGGCGACGGCCTCGACTCCCGCGCCCAGGCCCGCGCCTTCCAGTGCGTTCTTGAGGCGGCCAAACAGTTCGGGGTCATCGTCATCCGCTGCCAGAAACTCGGTGATCGGATTCCGCAGTTCCGGCGCCATTTCGTTCAGCATGTTGGACAGACGCTTTTCCTGCCCGTCGAACGCGGTGAAGTCGGCAATGGCGCCCTGTGCCATCCCCTTGAGGATATTGGCCGTGGTGCCCGCCGTCTTCCAGCCCTTCAGCACCTTGCCGCCAGCGACCCAGCCGGTCATGAACTGACCGACACTCTTGATGAAGTTGCCGGTGACGGTGGTGATCTTGCCTTCGGACTGCGTGGTGTCAAAGCCCTTGGGCGGCGCCAGAACCTTGTCCGCCCCGCGCGCCTTGGCCTCGGCTCCGGTCGTCATTTCTAGCTTGAACGGGGTGTTCGGATCGCCGTCCAGCCCTGACCAAGTGAACGAGCCGAAAGGAACCTGGTCCGCGATTTCCTCGATCCCGTCCAGGATCTCGGTTACGCCCTTCTTGACGCCAACAACAATGGCAGGAAGCCCCTCGACCGCAACACCCTTGGCCACGTCGCCAGCGACCGCGCCTGCTGTCTGGACGATCCCATCGGGCTTCGGCTTGGTCGCCATCTCAGCCGCCTCTTCGGCCTTGGCGGCTTCCTCAATCTCCTGCACCTGCCGGTCAAGCTCGGCATCGTCCTGTTGCTTCAGGCGGTCGCGGTAGGGATCGGTCAGGCCGGGGTCGTCATAGGGTCCGGTGCGCGGGTTGCCAGCCGTGTCCACGGACTTGGCGTCGGGCGGCAGGTTGCGCGTCGACTCGGGGCTGCTGCCCGGCTTGACGAACATGCGACCTTGAGAGCCGATCTGGCGCACCATCCGGTCCTGCCCTGGAGTCAGGGGGGTGAGGTTCGGGTTCGCCTCGGTGCCGCCAACCAGGTTGCTCGTGTCGGTCATGGCTCTCTCGTGATGGCAGCGATGGCGGCCTTTTCCTGCGGGGACAGGGCGCTTGTCGGGCGGCCCTTGCGAATGGCGTTGATGCGGGCCGACTTGCTCCGGGTCTCACCACCCGGCTTGGCGCCCGCCGCCTTGGGCCGCAGGAAGTTCAGGATGTTCTGGCCAGCCAGTTTCTTGCGCGCGTCGTCGGCGTCCGGGTTCCGGGTCAGCCAGTCCCGCGCGCCGTCCAGCCACTTGCTCTTGAGGGCAGCATAGTCACCCTTGGACATGCCGGACGGTTTGGTCAGGAGGGCCGTTCCCGCGCCCTGCTCCATGATCGACACGTCCAGCTTCAGGCCCTTGTTCCGCAGGGCCACGAGGTTCTGACGGTCCACCTTGTTGATCTCGCCGGACTCGACCGCATCGGCCAGAGCGGCGTCAGTCAGCAGGCCGTCACGGGCTTGGCTTTCATACTTGAGGTAGCCCGCCCTCCTGTCCGCCTTGGCCTCGCGCGCATCCCGCGCCGCCTCGGTCCGCTCCCGGCTACGGGCGGTGTTCTCAGCGGTGTAGAGCATGGCGCGGTCGGCGTCGGACAGGGTGGCGTCCTTCTTCCACTCGCCCGTGTCGGTGCCGTCAATGATGGCAAGGCGGTAGATATCGCGCTGCTCACGTTGCGCCCGTCTGGCCGCCTCGCGTTCCTGCTCGTCAAGCCGCGCCTGTTCAATGTCGGCGGCGCTGACCGCGTTGATCTCGGAGCGAACCGTGGTCCAGATCTTCCGGCGACGTGCCGGGGGCAGGCTGGCCAGCGGGGAGTCGGCAGGCGGTCCCTGATCTTCCACGGGCGGGCCACCCGCAAGGGCGTCCTGCGCTGGTTTGCCGAACAGGGTTGTGGGGTCGATGGTCTTGTCCGAGCGGTCGCGCACGGTCAGGTGCAGGTGCGGGCCTGTGCTGTTGCCCGTGTTGCCCACCTTGCCGATGATCTGGCCGGGGGCGATGGTGTCGCCGCGCTTCACGTCCTGCGAGGACAGGTGGGCATAGCCGCTGATCGTGCCGTCGTCATGCAGCACCCGGACAAACTTGCCCGACCGCGCGCCCTCACTCACCGCGACCACCTTGCCCGGCGCAATGGCCGCCACAGGGGTTCCGATGGGTGCGGGGTAGTCAACGCCGTTGTGGGGACCGGAAGGCCGTGGCGCCCCGTAGGCGCTGCCAGGAGCGGCGGTTACGGGCGGCGCGTAGGTGACGGAACCGCGAGGGGCGTAGGTTGCGCTGACATTGGGGTCCTCGTAGCCAAGGGCGCGGTCCACGGTGCGGAGCGCGGCGATGCGGCCCTGCAAGCCACCGCCCTTGGCCCGATACGCCTCCAAGGCGCCCTGCGTCATCAGCTCTGTCTGGACACCCTCAAGAAGCCGGTCCTCTGCGGCAAGCGCCTGTTCGGGCGTCCACGAGAACAGCGGGTTGTTGGCCATGGCGATCTGGGCAGATTTCCACTCGCCAAACTTGGCTTCCCATTGCGCCGTGCCATAGGTCCCGGCGTCGGCCAGCAGGTCAGACTCCAGCTTGCCCACACGGGTCTTCACCGCGTTGACGTTCTCGACCTGATCCCGCTCGATCCGCGCCTTGCTGACGGCGCTCAGGCCATCCGACACCTTGGCCCGCGCATAGGCGCCCACGTCCATGGCCATGTCGTGCGGCGAGCCCTGGATGAACCCGGAGATCATGCGCTGGGTCGCAGCCTTGTAGCCTTCCGGGTCCAGAGCGTGTTTCACCCGCAGGGCTTCCTCCTGCGAGTCGATATCGGTCTTGATCGTGGCGGAATATGCCTTCTGCGCCGCGTCCACCCGCGCCGGGGCGAACACCTCGTCCAGCAGGGAGAAGTTCATGTCCGGCAAGCCGCCCGCGATCTGGGTGTTGGCCGCAGCCTGCCCTTCCGCCGTGCCCGACTTGACCATCGCCTTCTCGCGGGCGTTGTCGATCATCCCGCCGACCATCTGGCCTATGGGTCGGAGGCCCTGGGCAATGTCCACGAACGGGGTGTTGACCTGCGGACGGGCCGAGGTCACGCCGCGATCAAAGGTGGTGGTGAGGCGTCCAGAACCGGCCATGGGTTAGCTTCCTGCCGCTGCAAAGCCCGCAAGGCCAAAGCCAGCGGCAGCCTGAAGCTGTCCTAGCATCTGCGACTGGTTGGCGGCGGTACGCAGGCCCCGTGCTTTTTGATACAGGGCCACCCGCTCCTGGCTGGCACTGGCGCTCGTGACCTGACCCGACCTCTGCGAGGACTGGGCAATCTGCCGTTCGATGGCCATAGCCGTAGGGCTATCCAGCGACAGGCCGGACGCAGCCCGCCGTGCCTCGATGGTGCCGATGGCCGACATAAGCGCCTGCGCCCGCGCCTCGCTCAATTGTGCGGCCTGAAGATCCACGTCCTTGATGGACCGGATCGCGGCGTCGGCCTGGCTCTTGTACTGTCCCGCTTGCTGAATATTCGACACAGACTGCAAGCCCATGTCGATTGAGAACTTTGCGGCGTCCATCAGGAAGATACCTCCATGGTGATCGAGCGCACCTCAAGCGGCTCGCCATGATCCTGCGTCAAACTCAGTGACGGCTCGCGCTGGTGTCCCAGCATGTGAACGATGAGCTGCCCCGTGAAGGGGTCAATCGCACCGCCAATCCCCTCGGTGTGGGCATAGCCGCTCGGCACATAGCCGTTGACCTTGAATTGACCTGTATCCGCCACGTCTATCCACGCACGGCAGATCCGCTGCTTGGGCTTCAGGCCGAACTCACCATCAATAGGTGGGACCAGTTCGACCTCGGAGTCGAAGTCAAAGCCCACGTCAATCTGCCCGTAGTCGGCGCTGATACCAACCAGCACCCCCGACGAGTTGACGGTGAAGTTGCCAATCCGGGCGCCGTCCTTCCATGCCGTCACCGTCGCCCCGGCATAGGCCAGGACCGGCGTGGTGGTGGTGGCCAGTGTCACGACCCCATCGCCCAGGACGTCCGGGTCGAACACCTCAAGGTGCCAGGTGTCCACGCCGCCTATGACCCGGCGGGTCGAGACGTAGAGGTTCCCGGCGGCATGAACGACTGACTCCCAATAGCCGTCCGTAGACCAGCGCACCCACGCGGTGTTGTCCGCGCCGCGCTTGTAGGTCATGGGCCTGATCTCGCCGTCGTCCCGCAGCATGATCACCAGCCGGTCCGTCTCGGATCCAGCGGGCATGATCTCCATTTCGATGGGGGTGCCCACCAGGTGGAAGGCCAGTTCGGACAGGTCGGCCACGTCCCACGAACGGCGCACGTTGCCGGTCGGGGCGACGACCATCATGCGCCCGCTCGACTCCTCGGTGAACAGCATCCCCTCGCTGACCAGATGGGGCCGGGGATCGCCCGCCACTTCCGGGCCGATGTGGAGGATTTCGAGATTGGTCGGGGACAGGGGCGCGGCCACCTGTTCCGGCACATAGTATGGCCCAGCCTCGGTGAAGATCAGCAGTTGCTCGGTCGATCCAAAGTGCAGGATGCGGAGCGAGTTATCGCTGCCGATCTTTTCCACGATAGCGTCATTGTCCGCTGCCGTGCCCACGTCGAAGTCGGTGATCTCGCCGATGGCCGAGGCGCACAGGACATTGACCGCCTGGGGGAAGTCGCCCAGCAACAGGCGGGCACGGTGCAGGATACAGGCGCCGGGGTAGCCCCGCGCCGCGCTGATCAGTTGCTCGTCCCATTCGACCGTGGCGGCAGGGGTGGCGTTCAAGGCCGACGACGTGATCTCGGTCTGGGCCGTGGGTCCAATCAGCTTTTCTGTATCGAGAAACGATATGTAGCTGTCGAGCATCTGGACCGTGACCACAGTGCCGCTCGGCACACCTGACACAATGCCGCGCGTCTCGCTGTCCAGTCCCGACACGGACTGGCCGACAAGGAACCCTGAACTCGACGAGACGGTCACGTCGAAGGTTGGATACAAATTGCCGATCACCGTTCCCGTGGCGTGGGTCGAGTCGGTCACGGCGGTAATCTCGATCTCGATTCCGGCGTAGCGGATCCGGGTTCCGATATGGGTTCCCAGGAAGACGGCGGAACTGGCGACGATGGTGATCCCGGCGCCGGTATAGGCGGACGGCTGGATCGAAATGCTGCGCGGGGCCAGGCGGTAGTAGGGCTGGCGCTTGGACGTGCCCAGGCCCGTGGCAAAGGCAAAGTCGGCAAGGCCCCACGAACCCGCCGTCAGGGTCATGAGTTGCGGGAAGAAGGACCGGGAGGTCGCAACGAACCGCTCGCTCTCAATGGCGATCTGCATGGACCGCAGGTCGTTTTCCGACCACGGGCAGGATGAGACAGTCTGAATCAGCGACCCATCGAGGTTGCGGTATCCGAACTTACCGTCAGAGAACAGCAGCAGCCGTGCGTCGTCCGACCCGTAGCCGATGGTCTCAAGGCGGGAAAAGCTGTCCAGACCGGCAAGACGGCGCGTTCCCCAGCGGCGCTTGAACCCGCCGCCCGGCTGAAGATAGACGTTACTCATGGTCCGGGCGCCACGGTTGCGAACCGCAGCGTCAGACCGCTTCATGTAGTCAGGGGCCAGCTCGCCCGCAGACAGGTCGTTTGTGAAGGTCCAGCGCCTAGCCACCCGTTGCCCGGCGATAATCCGGCCCCCTCCAGTTGGTCCAGCGTTGGGCCAGTGTGGCGCGGTAGGCGCGGGTTCCGGGGGACTGGCGCTTGTCGCGCACCATGGCCTTCAGGAACTTGGCGTCCGCATCCTTTTCCTTGAGGCGCGCGTCCTGCCAGCGGTCCAGCAGTCCCTCAAGGAACACGGCCTGGAGGCGCGTCACGACTGCCTCACCGAAGTTGAAGGACCACAGCGAGACGGACGCCCGGTGGGTGTAGGTCGCCTGATAGTCCCCCTCGGCCAGCACAAGGATCCTGTCGCCCTGAAGTGTCCACTGGCCCTCGCCAATCTGGATGCCGTCACGGGTCAGGAAGCGCATGTTGATCAGATCGTCGGGCAGGGCATATTCGTAGCCCCACGCATTGTTGTCGCTCTCGCCAATCAGGGTCAGGGTTTCGGTCTTGGTCGCCCAGGACCATGCGTGGCGCTCCAGCAGGTCGCCCACGATTCCCTCGTAGTTGGCGGCGGCGACCAGCGCGGCGGCAGACCCGTCCGTCAAAGACGAAATCGACGCCTCACCTACCCGGTGGAGCGCCGCCTGGATAACCTCGATGTCGTTGGCAAAACGGGGCATGTCTGCATCGTCCCCATTGGAGGGCCACGCTCAACGCACGGGAAAAAGCAAAGGCCGCAGAGGCGTCCATTCCCGCTGCGGCCTTCGCGCCCTTCAAAGCTGACTAAGGCGTTACGCCTCGTCCTCTCCTTCAGGGGTATCTTCCTCGACCGGCTCAGGGGCCGGGGCCTCCGGGGCGGTCAAGCCTTCCAGCAGCGCCTTCAGGTCGGCCACTTCGGCGTTCAGGGCGTCCACTTCCTTGCGGAGCTGGAACACCATGGGATCACGCCGGGACGGCTTGTCCTCGCCCTTGGGAGCAGCCTTGGCGGCCTTCCGCTCTGCGCGGTCGGCATTGGCCTTGGCAACGGCCTTCTCGGCGTCCTTGTCCAGAGGCGACCAGGCGAGGCCGGGCACCGCGTCGGACGAGAACTCCCCGCCTTCCGGCACAATGCCGGTCGGCAGGGCTACGGGGGCGGTGGCGACGTAGCGACCCACTAGATCGGGGCCTGTTGGTTGCCCATGGTCACGCCAGCCTGGATGTTACCAGCGGTCGCGTTAGATCCGGCCACGGTGTAGTAGAGGCGGACATAACGCTCGGTGGTCGCCAGCGGGATGTTCTGGATGTTGAACTGATACCCGGCAATCAGGGACGCCACGGGGATCGCTTCGGTTTCCAGGACCGTGGTGGGGGACGAGAAGGACGTGTTGTCGTCCGTCTGGACCGCCACCTTCAGGCTGGTCAGGGTGGCGAAGGCGGTCGTGACCCCGATGAAGACCGGGATCAGTCTGCCCTTGCCAAGGTCGCGGTTGAGGGCAGCGGCGGCGCCGTAGGGGGTGCCAATCGCCAGCAGGTCAATGTAGTTGGTCGAAGCCGCCGAGGCCGTGACCGCCTGCTTGTTCGAGAACTCGTCCTGTGCAGAGAAGATCATAGAAGTCGCTCCTTACGAGACGAGGGTTTCGGTGTTGACCAGGGCGTCAACTTCGCGGATCGGGATGCCACGGTAGGTCATGACTTCCTTGCCCTCGACTTCCATCGGGGTCAGGCGCACGAAGTTGTCGGACGAGCCGCTGTTGCTGCCGAGGCGGTCCAGGCATTCCAGAACGTCGCTGTTGCAGTAGATGACCTGCTTGCCGCCGGGAACGCGACGGTTCTGAAGGCGGTAGTAGGCCGTCCGCATGTAGTCGTAGATATCGACCGAACCGGCCCGCAGGTCGGAAACGTCGATGTTGCAGATGCGGGCGTTGTAGCGCCAATCCTTGACCGCCACGCCGAGGTGCTGGGTGAACATCTCTTCCTTGACGAAGTAGGGGTTGGACGAACCGTCCAGAACCCGCTGCTCGCCCTTGTCCTCGCGGGTCACGCCGCCAGCCGTGCCCTGCGGATACAGGAGCATGGTGTGGTCGGGGGACCAGGTGACCATCCAGATCGAGGTGTTATCCGAACCAGCGCCGCCAGCCTTGATGACCTGGTTGCCGATGGAACCGGTCGAGGCGCCGTAGCGAGCGGCCAGACCCTTGATCTTCTCGGGGTTGGCGGCGGTGTCGGAATAAAAGATCGAGGACGCCATTTCCTGAGACATCGCTTCCAGGTAGCTGCGAGCCTCGCCCAGCCGAACTTCGGCTTCGGACTGGTTGGCGGCGACGGCCAGATCCAGAAGGCGCTTGTCGATGGACGACAGGCCCTCGATGAAGCCGGTCGTGTCATCGACCTGCTGCTTGCTGGACTTGGATTGCGCCACGCCCTGGTAGAGCTTGCCCCAGGCAACCGAAGGCAGGCCGGTGCGGATGCTGTGGCGGTGGATGGTGCCCATGTTGCACTCAACCGCAATCGCATCTTCCATGATGGGATTGAGTTGGGTCAGCAGCTCGATGGTCGCGCCGATTGCAGGGTTGGAACCCTTGTGCAGATCAGCTAGCGAAAAGAAGGAAGCGCCGATAGCGGGCATTTAAGTCAGCCTTTCCCGTAGAGTGCTTCGGCGTGGCTCAAGGGTTGAGCAGCGGCCTGATGAGGTGCGGAGATGGCGGGGGCGCCGGTCTTGGCGATCAGGGCCTCAAGGACCTCGACCGCTTCAGCCGTCACCATGCTGTCGAGCAGGGCTTGCGCCTTGTCTCCGACCTGCGCGCGAAGGGCGGCGTCAACCGCCTTGATTCTGGCCGGGGCTTCCGCGCCCAGCTTGGTCATTTCCGCCTTCATGGCGGCATCCACGGCCTCGGCCTGCGCCTTCTGGTCCGCCAGAAGTTGCCCGGCGTGGAACGCCACGAAATCGGTGAATTGTTCCTGGGTCAGGCCATGCTTGGCCGCCAGTTCCTGCGCCGCCTTGGTCGCCGGGTTGTCGGCAATGAGGCGGACGGGCTTGCCGTCCAGGCCCACGACGTTCTCGGGCAGGTCCAGCTTGTAGGCGTTGGCCTCGACCGGCACAGCCTCGCGCCGCGCGGCTTCAGCAGCCTCGTATTCCTGAACCTTGGTCAGCTTCTCGGAGAGCGCATCCCACTTGGGAGCGCCAGCCTCGCCATCCCAGTAGTCCTCGGGCAGGGCCTCGGGGCGGGTGGGGGCGGCAGGCGCAGCAGCAGGAGCAGCCGATTCGGGGGCTGCTACGGACTCGCCTTCAGGGGGTACGCTTTCGATCATGGGCGCAAAATCGCGCGCCCGATCACCTGTCTCAACGCACGGTGCTTTTATGCCTTGACAGACGCCATGTCGCGGAGTCGGTCCACCAGTCTCCGGGCTCCATCCGCTTCCCTGACAAGGGAATCCGGGGCGTTAACGGGTGAGGGCCGAAGGCTCTCCTCCATCAGGAACTCGAACAGGCGCCGCCCGTCATGGGTGCCCGCAAGGCGCGCAACTACCGTTTCAATGGGGTCTTCCACCTGGACCGTTCGCACGGGCGCAGGGGGTCGAAGGTCTGCCCACTTACGCGCCACCGGCTGCTCCCGCTGCTTGCGCCATCATGGCCATCTGTTGCTCCTGGGCGATCTGCTCGTCGGTCATCATGGCAAGGTGGCGTTCCTTGGCCGTGGCCTGAAGGTTCTCGATGGTCGCCTTCACGTCCACGGGGGCGCCGGTCTGCTTCAGGTTCCCGACCGCCATGGCCAGTTGCATGATCTGGTTGGTCACCTGGATATCCTCCAGGTCCTTGGCCTTGGAAAGCGGCGAGATCGGGCGGACGTTTACAATCTCGCCACCCTTCAGCTTGATATCGGGAAGCTGGCCGCGCTCCTTCAGGATCCACGCCACCCGCTCGATGATGGGCAGGACCCACTCGCGGACGCAGCGGTCACGGGGCAATTCCCGGCGCCGGGTGTTCCACGCCTTCTCGTCCATCCATTGCGTAGCGGTCGGGGGCGTCTGGCCGGGCTGCTCTGGCCGGTCCTGATACAGCGCCTTCTTGATCCCCTTGGCCAGCTCGTCCGACTTGAAGATCATCGCGTCAAAGCGCGTATCGACCTGCATGGGTGTTGGCGGTCTGGTCCCGATGGCCATGGGGACGTAGGTGCCGGGCTCCAGCCCCCCCTCGATGTTCGTCACCCCGTCTTCCTCGTAGAAGGTGACAGGATCGACGGACTTCTGGATGGCCTTCAGGGACAGGTAGGACAGTTCGTCCAGCACCCGCGAGCGGGGCGTTGCCTTGTGCGCCGGGCCAGGACCCCATGCGGAGTCTGCCTGGTGCCTGTAACGGCAGGCGATGATCGGAGCAGAGCCAGAGCCCTGCATCGTCTTTTCATATTTGGTCTTGCCGTCAACGATGATCCGGTAGGTCCACTGTTCGACGCCGGGGGTGCTGTAGTCCCGGTCACAGCCGTCATAGACGTTGAGGGACTTGTTGCTTGCCAGTTCCTTGGCTGTCGGGGGCGGGAAGATGGTCGGCCAGAGCTGGTGCAGACCGGCGGGGGTCAACTTCATCTCCCGCCAGCGGCCCGTGGTGGTCCCGTCCGCCCCGCGCTCAAGCAGGAGGTCGGCAATCTCGACAGGCTGGAAGTGAATAGGCTCCAGTGGCCCCATGTCCGACACGGCAACGGCCATCCCGGCAATCGCCCAGAACGGGAAGCACTCCTGCGCGGCGTCCCAGTAGTTCGACCGCTCGATCTCGTCCCAGATGCGATCAGCATAGGCCGAAAGCTGGGGCTCGATTGACCGCTTCACTTCCTCTGGCAGGGACTGGTACGGCGCCATCTCCACCCACCGCTCATAGCGCGGAGTGAAGGTCGAGATCATGTCGGACGCAAAGTCCTCGATAGTCTCCTGGAGGGTCGTGTCGAACAGGTCGTTCTGGTCGCCCGTGCGCGTGTCCGCCTCGCGCGTGTGATCCAGTTGCCGGTAGGTCGGCATGGCCAGGCGCAGGGTGTCGTTGATCCAGTGCGCGTGGCGGCTGCGATCCTGCTTTGCCGCCTCGATGCGGCGCATGATTTCATTTGCCATCAGACCAGCGCCGCCAGTCCGGTAGAGCGTCCGCTCCTGCCAACAGCGGCCATGCCACCCGGCGTCCCGCCAGAGAACAGGCTGCGGGTGATCAGGGCGCCGATGTTCAGGTCGCCGCCGGGGGCGCCCGCGCCGCCTGCGCCACCAAACAGGGAGGTGCCGGGAGCCTGCCCATAGCGGCGAACACGGCGCAGGGTGTCGGCGTCAAGGATGCTCTGGGTGTCGTCGATGCGGTTACCCTCAGCGCGCAGGCGTTCCTGCTCGACCTTGGCTTCCTCGGCCAACCGGGCGGCGCGATCCGCCTTGGATTCCGTGGGCGCACTTTTCATCATGGGCTGATCTCGAAAGCTGGAGTGGCGCCGTGAACCAGCAAATCGCGGTAAAGTGCCTGCGGTCTCAACGCACGGGAGCGGATGCCCATGAGGTGGGCGACCGCCGGGGCGCACCAGAAGGTCAGCTTCAGCCACCACGGGCGCGGCCACGGGTCCTCGGGAATCTCGGCGCGCAGAATTGTCCGGTGGCTGGGAAGCGACTGGATCCACGCCATCCATTCGGTGCGGCTGATCACCCGGATATTGGTCCGGTTGAACGTCACGTCGTAGATGACCCACACGTCCGGGCCGGGGTAGTAGGTGAAGGCGGCGACATGCCGGAAGCCGGGCGAGCAAATCTTGTCCCACCACCAGCGATCCTGGTCGCCATAGAAGGCGGCGTACCAGACGGACGGGATAGGCCCGATCTCTGCGGGCTCCATCACCGGCCCCGCACTTGCAGCTTGGGGCGCGGCCCCCGGTCGAACACCTTGCCCATTTGCAGGGTCTTGACAGGCTTGGCCCGCTCACCCCCGAACAACAGGTCAGAACCCTCGCCCATGCCCAGCACCATGTACTGGAAGGCTTCACAGTTGGAGACGAGGGCGCCGCCCGCGTAGAAGACGTGTTCGGTATCGACCTCTAGGTCATAGACCCTTACCGGCGTTTCGCTTTGCGGCAGCGACCTTACCCGAACAACTGCGAGAGCAGCACCGCGCTCCGATGTATTTGTCCGACTTGAAAACTGTTTGGCAATGAAGGCAAACGCGCTCGATATCATCGACGCCGGATTTTTTACGCGCCATGCCTTGGCAGGACATGCCGCAGAACCCCTTTTTTGCCGTTCCTCTGGCAGAGTATTCTTTGCCGCAGTAGGTGCATTGGCGCACAACGGCCTTGCGCCGGTCCCAGGCGCGCCGTTGTGATTCAGCCATTCTGGCGACAACCTCGGGGTCTCGCCTTGCCTCCGCTGCAAGATGGCGAATGGACGCCAGCCACTCATTGCAGGAGAACGGCTTGATGCTTGCGCCGCTCTCGTAGTGAAGCGTGGCATGATCGCCGCCGTCGTGAAGTTCAAGGTTCTCGATGGCATTATTGGCCGGGTCATGATCGATATGATGGACCTGCCAGCCCTTAGGTATCGGGCCGTTGTGGTGTGTCCAGACAGCGCGGTGCATATACTGCCCGCCCAGTTTATGATCAGCTTTGTAGTACCCTGTGGGCTTGTAGTAGTAGCGGACGCCGTTGAACTCTTGGATCGGGTGTTTCGCGGGTCTTCCCATGGATCGCCTTCCCGTATGAGAACCTGCCCATACTGTAACGCCTCGGCGCTAACAAAAGAGCAACGGGTCGCAAACGGGTGTTCCGGGGTGCAGACAATGCTGGACCCATCAGACAGGGAAACCTCCACAAGGGCTGGGGCAACCCTAGACATGGCCGCACGGACACTGCGCTTGCCCTGCGGCGTCGTGACAAAATCCCCGACCTTGATGTTCTCAATGGGAACGGGGCCAGAGGGAGTCGAGATCGGCGTACCCGCCACGAAACAAACGTGGCTGTACTGGTTCTTGACGATGCTGTCGGACTTGTAGATGCCAGTCGGGGACTGCACGTCCTTGAATTGATAGCCGCCCTGCATACCGCTCGCCAGCATCCGGCAGGAGGGGTCGATGCAGAGGGCCTGGTGCCCGTCGATCTGGCGGTTCAGGACGCGCTCGATCAAGTCCTTGCGGCCCATGGGACCGGCCATGCGGTTCGCGCCCGGCGCCCGCTGGATCATCATGCCGTTCTTGCGGAATATCTGGAACGCCGTGGTCGCGTCGGTCTGCACCCGGATATCGCCGCCGGGGTCCCCGAACAGCCGCACCTTGTTGGGGTCCAAGCGGGGGTAGCGGCGCAGGAGTTCCGCCTTGACCATGGGGGCGAAAGTGTCTGACCCGATGTCCTCGGCGTACATCTCGAACAGGACGTAGATCCGCCCCCGGACGTAGTGGCCGAACACGCAGGCGGGGGTGATCCCGAAGTCGAACCCGCCGTACAGGTCGAGGTCCTGGTTGAAGGACAGGGGCGAGCGGCTGACGTGTCGGTCGTTGCTGAAGGTGGGGTAGACCGCCCTGCCCTTCATGATAGCCGCCGGGCGGTTCAGCAGGTTGGCGTCAATCCACGGCTTGGACGTGCCCGACAGCTTCTTGGCGTAGTAGTCCCCGGCGTTCCGCAGCCAGCGCAGGTTCTCGGCCTGTGGGTTGACCTCGTACCGCTCCACCTCGCCCCGGTCGTTCATGACCTCGATCAGGGCGGGCGGCTGTTGGAACAGGACCCAATGGCCCGGACGTTGATGCTGCTTGACCTGATCGGGGGTGAAGTGGTCGGGCATGGGGGTCATGCCGAACATGATCGGCACCCAATGCAGCGCCTCGGGCGCGTTCATGTCCGCGATCACGCCCGCCCAGGTACAGCCGCCGTCCTTCACAGACGGGTATCGGCCTGTCCGTGACAGCCCCTCGGTGAACATCGACAGGGGGATGTACTGGAGTTCGTTGAAGTAGATCCCCGTGACCTCAAGGGATCGCAGCTTCTTTACGTCGTCCTCTTTTTCGAGGGCGAGGAAGATGAAGTCCGCCTCAATGTCCCCGTACCGGAAATGGTAGGTGAACGGCGGCGACCAGCTCATCCAGCCAAACCCGTCCCCCTTGGGCGAGTCGGGAAACGTCTCAAGGAAGGCGGCAATAGTCGTGGTTTTAAGTTCGGGATATGTCTGCCGCACCACCAGCCACTTGGACCGGCGCTTGCCGTCGCGCTGAACGGGCTGCTCCTGACAGTGCGCCATCATCCGCATGATCAGGGTGCGGGTCTTGCCGGATCCAATAGGCCCCTGGACGATGGCGACTTCGGTGCGGTCGGTCAGAAACCGATTCAGCACATAGCCGTCCGGCTCGAACAGGATGGGCTCAGGCGCCGGTTGGTTGGCGTTCAGCTTTGTGGATTTACGGGCCATGCCGCGCCAAGAGGCGGGACGTGACGCACGGGCTCAACGCACGGCTAGCGCGCCCAGCTTTGAAGGGGTTTGTCAGAGGTCGTGCCGCAGATCACCGCGTCCGGGTTGAAGTCGGCCACGTTGTCGAAGGGGAACGCCATTGCGATGGTCCCGGTGATTGGCGTTGCCAGAGTAAACGTCAGGGCCTTTGAACTGCTGTTCCATGCCCAGCTATTCTTGGGCCTCTGGATCGGTGGCGGGCTGCTGCTGGAGAACACCGCGTCCATGTTGGCCGAGGCGTTCCAGAAGGCGAAGCCACAGGGAGGCGGCCCCGATCTGGACGGCATGTCGATGACGTCTTCCGTGCCTGTCACCGTCTCCGAAGCCAGAGTGACCGTGATGGTCACATTGTCCGCAGCCTTGCTGACCGAGGCAATGGTTGGCCCGGCGTAAATCTTGACCGTGGCGCCCGCCGTGTTGGTGTAGGATGTGAC